GAATATGATATGGAGGTCTATAAAATAGATACCTCTGCTGTTGAAGATGTTGGCTCTATGACTCCTCGACAGTTTGAGAATGCAAAAGATATTGCTCAACCAATTGATCCCGACTATTTCTTTTTTGATAAGCTTTTAAATGCTATTTGAAAAAAATAATTTGACAAATCTTCCGCAACGTGTTATAGTATAATTACTTAATATAATCACGGAGGATATATGATTAAGATCGCACATTTTGCGGATACACATATTCGCAATCTTAAATTTCATGATGAATACCGATTCGTATTCAATCAGATATACAAAAAACTATTGAGCCAAAAGCCGGACTATATTGTCCATTGTGGTGACCTGGCTCACACAAAGACCCAACTGTCGCCAGAGTATTTCGCTCTGGCTTCAGAGTTTTTGAAAAACCTAGCAGACATTGCCCCAACCTACATTATTCTTGGAAACCATGATGGAAACCTAAAGAACTCTGATAGGGAAGATGCAATTTCACCGATAGTAAATGCTTTGAGTCATCCACAGCTTCACTTGCTAAAAAACTCCGGACGTGTCTCACCACAACCTGGATTATCGTTCAACGTGCTCTCCATCTTTGATAGAGGTGCTTGGATGCGACCAAAGACTGGAGACATCAATATCGCACTATATCATGGCGCTGTTATGGGTTCCACAACTGGTTCTGGTTGGGCTATGGATCACGGAGATGATGATATAGATATCTTCAAAGGTCACGACTATGTCATGCTTGGAGATATTCACAAACCTCAGATATTAGACAGAGAAGGAAGAGTTCAGTATTCTGGTTCTACCATTCAGCAGAACTTCTCTGAAGATGGCCGCAAAGGCTATAAGCTATGGACAATCCGAGACCAGGATGACTTCGATGTCCAGCATGTGATTTTTACGAACCCCAGACCATTCATCACTATTCATTTAGATGATAAAGGTAAAATCCCATCGCATCACCACATTCCTCACGGATGTCGTTTGCGATTGATCTCAACTCTCAATATGGATAGCGCTTCAATCCGCAAAATTACCGATTTAGCGCGTTCTAAATACAGTCCTATGTCTTTGTCCTTTTTGAACAAAGGAACCAGTAATTTCACAACCTCGGGCGGCGAAGAGCATAAGATGGAGAATATGCGTGATGTTTCAATACAAGAAAAGTATATTCGGGAATATTTGAAAGATTATGAATTAGATGAAGAAACAATGGGTCAAGTACTCGATTTGAACACTAGATACAATAAAGAGGTAGAAAAAGTTGAAGAAGTTAGAAGAAACGTCAAATGGAACATTAAAGAGATGGAGTTCTCAAATCTTTTCAATTATGGACAAAACAATAGAGTGGATTTTGGAAACCTTTCTGGCATCGTTGGCATTTTTGGCAAAAACTACAGTGGGAAGTCTTCTGTTATTGATTCTGCTCTTTATGGCGTTTATGGCGGAACCAGCAAGGGAGAGAAGAAAAATGTCCACCTCGTCAACCAAAACAAGTCGAAAGCGTCTATCCGGATGGTTATCGAAGCAGATGGGCAAGAGTATCAAATTACTAGGAATCTTAATAAATCTTTTAAGACCCAACGAGGAAAGTCCGTCCCTGTTGCCTCTGGTGATCTTGACTTCCATAATCTCACTACCGATAGCTCTTGCAATGGTGATTCTGTAAAGGACACTGAAGCAAACATAAGAAAAATCTTTGGATCAATTGACGATTTTATGATTACTTCCATGGCTTCACAGTTGGACTCTCTATCGTTTATCAAAGAAGGTTCTACAAAGCGCAAGAACAGGTTAGCAAAGTTCTTAGATCTCGATATCTTTGAGCAAAAGCTGAACTTTGCGAAGAAAGACTCTTCCGAGGTTTCTGCTCTTATTAAGCGCTTGAAGTCTAAAAAGATTGGAGAACTACTTGTGGCTAAACAAGAAGAAGTCTCCGAGATAAATGATGATATCGACCAACAAACAGAATTGTGCAAAAAGCACAATTCCAGATATGAGGAGTTGTTAGAAGAACTACACAAGATAGAGTCAGAGATTGGCGGAATACCAGCCGAGATTATCGATATCGATGAACTGGAAGACGAAGTTGATCGCCTTGATGTGCAAATACACAAAGCAGGTGTAAAGGTTTCGTCAAACAAGGAAGATATACAAAAGAACGTTTTGGTTCTTGAACAATTAGATCAGATAATAAGCTCGATAAATGAGCACAGACTCTCTCAAATTGTACAGCAGTGTAATGACTTCGAGGTATCTCTAGAAGGTTATGAAAAGGAATTACGAGAGCTTAAGCGCAAAGAAAAACAGACTACTAAAAAGATAAGTATGCTTCACGATCATGAGTATGATCCAGATTGCGAATATTGTTCCAACAACAAGTTTGTCAAAGATGCTACAAAAGCCAAAGACTATCTCCCAACTCTTGAAGAAGAGATAGAAGAAGTCCAGAAGATAATTGACGGATACAAACTAAAAATATTTGGATTCGACAAGGAAGGAGCAGAAAAAGAACTAAAAACTCTTTCCGATTCTATCTCAAAACGAGACAAAGTAGCATCAAATAATAAAAACTTGGAGATATCTAATGAGTCTCTAGTTTCTAAAATCGCTCTTATGTCTAACCAAAAGAGTTCTTTAGAACAACAAAGAGACGAGTACAATGAGAATCGCCAAGCTATTGAGTCTTTATCTTCTCTGATTAGTTCCAAAAACGCAATCAACACTAAGATGCAAGAAGCTAAAGGTCGTAAGGAAAGGTGCGACAAAAAGATCCAAGATTATCTTATTGAATTAGGTGCTGTAAGGAGTACCATAAAGAGACTCAATGTTGAGAAGAGAGAACAAGATGAATTGGAAGATTCCTTTGCTTCGTACGAATTGTTTATGAGGTGTATGCATCCAAATGGGATTGCTTATGAGATTATCAAACAGAAGCTTTCACTTATCAACGAAGAAGTACAGAAATGCCTAGCAAATATTGTTGACTTCCAAGTTATGTTTGAGGAAGATGGTAAGAATCTGGACATCAATATAAAACATCCAAAGTACGACTCCAGACCTATCTCGATGGGTTCAGGTGCTGAAAAGACCATAGCAGCCATGGCAATACGCTTGGCTCTTATTGAGATAACTAATCTACCCAAGGCTACTTTGTTTATTATGGATGAACCAGCCACAGCACTAGATCAAGAACATATGGAAGGATTTGTTCGACTTATTGATATGATAAAAGATAAGTTCAAGACGGTGTTATTGATATCTCACCTTGATGTCTTGAAAGATTGTGTCGATAAGACCATAGACATACAGAAAGTTGGTGGTTATGCTAATGTAAGCTGCTAATTCTAATTCTAAAGCCTATTTAGTGTAAAAGCTATCTAGGCTTTTTTCTTTTGGAGATTTAAGTGACAAGAGAAGAATTTTTAGCCCTTGGAGAAAAAATGGAAAAAGAACAATTAAAGAAAGATCTATATTTAGATAACAAACAAAAAGGAATACTTGATGCTTTGCAAGAGAAGATGATCTCTCGTAAATTGCTTGTGTTTATCTGTTCTACAGCTTTATTGTGGAACGCGCAACTGGACCCTGAGACCTGGGGAATGATTGCTATGATGTATATCGGCGGACAAACTGCTGTTGACTTCGCCAAAATGTGGCGACATGGAGCGTAAGATGTTCTGGTTTATCAAAACAAAGAATTGGATTGTAGCTCACAAGAATTGGCTGGTTCTTATGGGCCTGTTCATTCTATCTTATGCTCTTGGTAAGAAAGCAAACAAAAACTATCTTGAAATGGCTAAGTTAGCCAAAGATCAGTACAAGAAAGACAACGAAGAATTGCAAAAACTTCATAAGCAAAAAGAAAAAAGAGACAAGACAATTGAAGAAAACACAAAAGTCATAACAAAGGTTCTTAAAGAAGAACGAGATCAAAAGATAAAAGAACTAGAAAAAGACCTAGCAACACCTGATGATGTGTTTCAAAACATAGGAATAACAAAAAAATGAAACTTACAAACAAACAATTAAGACAAATAATAAAAGAGGAACTCAACAAGGTTCTTGAATCTTACACACCTCATCACTCTATTAGACCACCTGAGTTTGATTCACGTAGCAGAAAAAACTATCCAGAATACGAAGAGAAGCTTACAAACCTATACATGAGCGATGATGGAAGAGACCAAGCCAGGGAATTAGCAGGAGCTTTAGATGAACCAATAGACATTCCTGTTGATGCAAACAGGACCGAAGATGATCTCACGATACCAGTTTTTGACAAAAGCAAAGACCGCAGTTTTGAACACAGATATTCTGACAGTGGAATAGAACTACATCTCTATTGGAATCCGCGTCAACAACAATTTGTTGTTAGTTATCAGATACCATATGACTATCCTGGTGGTGGCGGAGGTCAAGGTGGTTTTATCAACTATGATAATTATCAAGAAGCATTAAAAGCCTATAAGATGGCAAATTAAAATGATCTTGTTGTTATTAACCAGTCTAGCCTTTGGTCAAACCCCAGAATACACTTACATAGAAGCAGGAGAACCAGCACCTTTCTCTGGTCGCTTGTTCAATGACGAAGCAGCCCAGTTGTTGTCTGACAAGGTATCAAAAGCTGAAGATATGTGTAGAATCGAATTAGACTATCAAGTCGGAATGGTTCTTGCAAAGAAAAACGAAGAAATTCAAGAAATAAGATCAGAACACATTTACCAAAAAAAGGTATTAGTGTCCAAGATTGAATCCCAACAGAAGCGGATAGAGAGCTTGGAGAAGCTAAAAACACCATCAAAGAAGGAACTTTGGTTCTCTTTGGGACTAATTAGTGGTGTAGGAATTACAGTAGCTATAGCAAATGCGGTGAACTAATGAAAATATCAAAACAAGATATCAAAAGAATGATTAAAGAAGAACTGGAAAAAGTGCTTATGGAAGATTATTCAATTCTAAGAGACATGACTCCCGGTGACGCTGTTGCCTACATGGAGCGCGAACTTAATGGAAAAACTTGGGTATTTTGGGATCTAGAAACAATCGGCTTTGACGGACAGATAACTCAATACGGAGCAATAGCCTATAAGATAGACGACTTGGCTGGTGACATTCCACAACAACCTCTTTCTACATTCGATGTCAACGTTTCACTGAATAGAGATACCCTTCGTAAAAATCAAGACGAACAGAGAGTATTAGCTAACCAAGAACAATTAGATGCAGAATTTCAAGAAGCATGGGAAATGGGAGAGAACACTTCCAAAGATTATGAACTCCTAACTACCATCCGAAAACAACATGCCAAAGGAAGACTCCATACCGTTCAAGACATGATAGATTACACACACTATAAACCAACAGAAAACGATCATGATCAAAGAACAGCTTTGGTTCTATTTTTAGATTGGATTAGAAGTTTAGGAGATAACGTTCTTTCTGTTGGGCACAACATCAAAACTTTTGATAGAAAAAAGATAATTTCAGAAGGAGAAAAGTTTGGAGTTGATACAAAAGATTTTCAACAATTAGATATATTCGACACCGTTAATTTTCAAAGACAATTGTTTAAAAAACTAGCACAGCATCAAATGGAACAAGGCAATGAAAAAATGATGAGGTTCTTTGATGAAAAAGAAAAAACAATCAAAGGAGAAGTCAAAAAAGTTATGGCTTTTAATGGCAAGCTACAAAGAATGATGGACGTATATGGACCTGGAGAAGGCTATGTACAACTACACACAGCTATAGATGACACAAGACAATTAATAACATCTTTCTTTAATATGTATAGAGAAGTGAGAGAAATGGTTCAAGATCCAGCTATAGGGCAAATGACAACAGGGATACAAGCAAAAAGAGCTCAAAAGGAATTAGGACTAGATGGTTTACCTGACCCTTTGGAAATTAGTAGAACACTATCAGATTATAGGAGAGACTAGTGAGAAACAAAGACCCAAACTACGTTGTCAAGGTAGAAAAAGCTATCGCTGACAAATATGGAGAAGACACAATTCAAAATCCAAAAGCACATTGGAATGATGAAAAAGAGAAAAAATATGTAAAGCAACTCAAAAATCTTTACAAAACCTCAAACGAAAAAGATGACATCCAAATAGAAGTTGGTGGCGTTTTTATCGCAGAGAAACTAATTACCAAAGAATCTAAACGTTCTTGTCCGGTATGCAACACCTATTCATTTAAGTCAAACGATGATGTCTATATGGCAAAATTTGATTGTTGTGAAAAATGTTACATCCAGTGGGTTGAAGGACGTGAGGAACGATGGCTAAAAGGATGGAGACCTAAAAATGAAAATAACAAATGAACAATTAAGAAAAATAATTAAAGAAGAGTTGGAATATACCCTTAATGAAGCAAGACAAGCTTTTGTTTTCATTGACCCTTCTGGGAATATAGAACTTCAGAATGTAAGCCTTGACGATAGTCAAAATTGGAACATTCCTGCTAAGTTTTTAGATAGACAGAACTACAGTATCTTAATGACGATGGATGGCAAATCACTAGGTCAACAAGGTGCTGAATATTTTCTCAACATGATGAGAAGACTTAATGCCAATGCTGATAATTTAGATGTCAACAAACTAGCAAGAGCAATGGTAGTTACCAACACATAAAGGAAAAAAATTATGAGCAACACAACATTAGAAATAATACAAGGACTTTCGCAAGCAGCCGCAAATGCTTATGATGGAGCCCACGACAAAAGATTTTCCTATGATGGAGAAGAACGTTCAATGGGATTAAAGAGAGAAGAAGGGTGTCCAATTATGGATAAACGAGTTATGGACGGATTCAAAGTTCGTTTCTATGGAGACTCTATGATTCTTTCCTATCAATCAGATATTCTGCTTAAAGAAGTTTATGCTGGTAAGTTTGAACAAGAAATTGAAGCAATGCTCAATGATATCAAAAAGTTTTTGCAAAAAGAATACAGGGCAGTTACCGGAAAATCAGTAAAATTGACAGCTAAGAGTGAACCAAGTATTCTTGTTCAATCAACATCAAGAGTTCGTTCTTTTGTTGAAGCGCAACAACATTTCAAGATTGGCGGAATTGAATCAATGCCTATTCTCGACCCGTCAGTTGATGCCACAAGGGATGTTACAAGAAAGTTTTTAGAACAATTCTCAGACAAACGACCTAGCAACGATACACGCAAGAAAGGTGCTAACCAAAAGAAGGCTTAGATGTCACTAAAGCTATCAAAGCAAGAGATAATAAAAGAAATCCTGAAGAGCGGAAAAGATCCACTATACTTTATAAACAATTATTGTAGGATCTCTCACCCTCTCAAAGGGTTGATACCTTTCAATACTTATCCTTATCAGGATGACTTGGTAAAAGATTTCAATGATTATCGCTTCACAGTTATACTAAAAGCAAGGCAGTTGGGTATCTCTACGATCTCTGCTGCTTATGCTGTTTGGTTTATGTTGTTTCACAAAGAAAAGAATATCTTGGTCATGGCAACCAAGTTCGGAACAGCAGCCAACTTAGTAAAGAAAGTAAAAATGGTTATGAAGAACCTCCCACGATGGATGCAGGTTGCTACCATAACAATTGACAACAGAACTTCGTTTGAACTATCAAACGGGTCCTCGATCAAAGCGGTCGGAACATCAGCAGACGCTGGTCGTTCGGAAGCACTATCTTTATTGATTATTGACGAGGCAGCACACGTTGATGGTCTTGAAGAGCTTTGGGCAGGGCTTTATCCTACTCTATCAACAGGGGGTCGCTGTATCGCTTTATCGACACCTATGGGTGTTGGAAACTGGTTCCACAGAACCTATGTTGATGCAGAGGTTGGAGACAACGAGTTCCATCCTGTTTCTCTTAAATGGGACATTCATCCCGAACGAGACCAAGCTTGGTTCGAGAAAGAAACTAAGAATATGTCGAGAAGACAGATAGCACAAGAGCTTGAGTGCAATTTTAACACTTCTGGTGAAACTGTTATTCATCCAGATGATGTACACTGGCTATTTGAACAACAGCAAGAACCAGAATATAAGACTGGCTGGGATAGGAACTTGTGGATTTGGGAAAAACATAAAGAAGGTGTTCCTTATCTTCTTGTCGCAGATGTTGCTCGGGGTGATGGTGCGGACTCGTCAGTTTTTCATGTCATGAGAACAGATACGATGCAGGTAGTTGCTGAATATCAAGGCAAACCTACAATGGATCATTTCGCAACGATTGTTAACGATGCAGGAAAAGAATATGGAAACTGTCTTGTAGTTATAGAGAATGTTGGAATTGGTATCGCTGCTTGTGAAAAAGTAAGAGATCTTGGGTATACAAACCTTTACTATTCAATCAAATCTACTCACCAATATGTTGATGCTTTGGAAGGTGAATATAACAGTAATGCTGTTATAGGTTTCACAACCTCGACAAAAACAAGACCACTTATTGTGGCAAAACTTGAAGAGTATATAAGGAACAAATTGGTCAAACCAAGATCTACTAGATTGTTTCATGAAGTAAAAACATTTATATGGAATAATGGAAAACCTCAAGCAATGAGAAGCTATCATGATGATTTGATTATGGCTTTAGCCATTGCGTGTTGGGTTAGAGACACAGCTCTTGAAGCATCAGAGAAAGACCGTATGTATCAAGAAGCTATGATAACATCAATCAAATCTTCAACCACAACAATGAACACTTCTATAAAAGGAATGAGAGGGTATGGCAATACAAAAACACAAGAGTCACTAGAAGAATTCCAAAAGACTTATAAAGATTTTGCTTGGATTTTCAAAGGATAGCTTGACAAAGCGTTTGCTTTATGCTATAATAGAACTATTTATTACGAAAAGGAACCTCTATGCCAAAATATAAAAAGTCACCTTACAATCCTCAAGCGGATTTGTTCAAGGCTCTAACTAAATTGTTCTCCGGACCAATTACTCAACGTAGAACTCAAACTGGTCGAATGTTGAGAAGAAGACAACTAGACAATTATGCGACCAAATTTAAATCTGCATCTGGTGCCCAGTTTAAAAAATGGGAATATAATGCATTAAACACTGTTACTCTCAATATGATTTCAAACAGAAATCGTTCTGAACGCTACGTTGATTTTGATGAAATGGAATACATGCCAGAGATCGCATCATCCTTAGATATTTATGCCGACGAGATGACAACACACACTGCGCTTCGCCCAATGCTGAATATCAAGTGTGCAAACGAAGAGATAAAACACATCCTTCACAATTTATATCACAACGTTCTCAACATTGAACACAATCTATTCGGTTGGGCACGAACAATGTGTAAGTACGGTGATTTCTTTCTATATCTCGACATTGATGAAGATATGGGAATTCGATCTGCAATTGGGTTACCGACTAGAGAGATCGAACGTCTCGAGGGAGAGGACCAAAGTAATCCTAATTACATTCAGTACCAATGGAACACAGCAGGACTAACGCTAGAAAATTGGCAAGTTGCCCATTTTAGAGTTCTAGGTAATGATAAGCATGCTCCTTACGGAACATCAGTTCTCGAAGCTTGTAGACGCATTCACCGTCAACTTATACTATTAGAAGACGCCATGATGGCTTATCGTATTGTTCGTGCTCCTGATCGGAGATTGTTTAAAATTGATGTTGGGGGTATTCCTCCTCAAGATGTTGAACAATATATGCAAAAAGTAATGACACAGCTTAAAAGACATTCTGTTGTTGACCCAACAACTGGTCGTGTTGATTTACGATACAATCCTTTGTCGATTGAGGAAGACTATTATATACCAATTCGTGGAGGCCAATCTGCAACAGATATAACCAATCTTCCCGGAGCTTCTTATAATGGTGGTATTGATGACGTGAAGTACCTTAGAGATAAATTGTTTGCTGCTCTTAAGATCCCACAATCTTATTTAACTATGGGAGAAGGAGCATCAGAAGATAAAGCCACCTTAGCACAGAAAGACATTCGTTTTGCAAGAACTATTCAGAGATTACAACGCGTGGCTATTTCTGAATTGGAGAAGGTTGGGATTATCCATCTTTACACTCTCGGATACAGAAACGACGATCTCTTAGGATTTAAGCTTCAATTAAACAATCCTTCAAAGATTGCTGAGCTTCAAGAGCTCGAACATTGGGATAAAAAATTCACTGTTGCTGGAAACGCCACAGAAGGTTACTTCTCAAAGCGTTGGATTGCAGAACATGTGTTTGGGATGTCAGAAGGAGAGTTTCTTAGAAATCAAAGAGAAATGTTTTTCGACAAGAAATTTGGAGCTAAACTTGAAGCAGCCGCAGCTGGTGGAGAAGCTGGTGAAGACTCTGGAGGAGGCGGTGGCCTTGCTGGAGGAATGGGTGCCCTTGGAGGAGCTGAAAGTGGAGATTCTGGTAGTGATGTTGACTTGGATGCTGAACTTGGCGGTGGAGACACCGGCGGAGGAGATGTCGGCGGCGATGAAGGAGGTGACACCGATCTGCTTGCCGAACCCTCTGCGAAACGTGACGAGCCGCCTCCAGTTCGAGGACCCTACAAGCGACACCAATCTTCTTATGATAAAGGTGGAGCAAAAAAATCAATGCTTGGAGCGACAGGTATTGAGTCATCTAGAGCAACTGGTCGTAACCTTTACAAAGGTTATGTTGGAAACGAATATTCCCTTTCAAACGCAGCCGGTGGCTATTTAGAAGAAGAACAAAAATTAGAAACAGTGTCTCGCGAAGTAGAGATGCTTATCGAATCATTGAACAAAAAGGAACCAACAGAATGAAACATAATAAGAAAAGAAATACCGCTTTTCTTTACGAATGCCTAATCAAAGAAATGACAAAGGCAGTTGTAAGAGGAGAGCTTCAAAAGAAACAACAAATCATTGAGACCCTCAAGAGATACTTCTCAAAAGGAAAACCTCTCTATAGTGACTTACAGTTGTATAAACAATTAATGGAAACCAAGAACCTAAAAGAATCTCTTGGGCTTCGCTTCATGCAAGAAGTTAAAAACGATTGGGACGGATTGGATAGAAAAGAAATCTTCAACCAACAAACCAGCTTGATAAAAGAATTCAACAACAGTTTACCAGAAGCATTTGGAAACTTTGTTCCTAACTACAAATCAATTGCAACAATTGGCCAATTCTTTAATTCTAACGGCCTTAAAGCAAAGTCCCGTCTGTTGATAGAGGAAAGAGTCAAAAGGCTTGTTATTTCGCATTCTGAAGCAATTAAAGAGGATAGATTGAAAGCTGTTGATAGTCTTACTTATAAAACATTTGTTTCTAACTTTAACGACACATATAAAGAATCTCTTTTGAAAGAACAAAGAGAACTGCTAACTAACTACATCACATCTTTTTCTGACAATGGACTTGGCCTTAAGGTATTTATGAATGAGGAGATCGGAAGATTAAAAGAACAGTGTGATTCTTTAAGCGAGGGTAGGTGGTCTGATAAAATTAACTTGGTGAAAGAAAAACTTGAAGATTTTAAAAAAAGACCTTTAACTGAAGAAGTTGTTAAGGATGTGTTTCGTATCCAACAATTATTATCGGAGATCAAATAAATGTACAAACCACCACAAGATATAATAACAGAATTGTTGAAAGAAGATGTTGGAATTGATTTTACTCAAGAACCAACTGAAAGAAATATAAGAGTTGATATTGACCAACCGGTTAGTGTTAATTTAAAACAAAGAATGACGGATAGAAAAATTGGCGTCAACATAGACCAACCAGTTTCTATTCATGTAAATCCACAGATTGGTGTAAACATTACAAATCCTAACGAAAGAAAACATGAGTTCTCGGTCAATATGAAAGAAGCTCTTAATGGTGACATAATGTTTATGGAACACAAAGATATTGATATTATTCTTATGAAGCAAAAGAAAAAAATTGTTGCATTTCCTAAAGATATAAAGTCTGAAGTTGTTTATGGAGCTGAATCTCGCTTGATGGAATACCTTAGATCTAAAGGAGTTATACAGTTTGATTCAATTCAAGGCGGCAATGTATATGGATCTTTAGAAGGAAAAATTCATGAATCGAAAGGTAATGATGAAATGTCAATGACGGTCTATGAGTAAAGCG